GGTCATAAAGACCCGTTCGTGCCATTCTTGAGCACGCTCATCTTGTAGTATTAACTCGGATGAGTTTTCTAATGCTGTCAGTAGCATTAGAAGTTCAGTTTTGTTTTCTATTACCATAGTTCTACCTCACTTTCTTTGATTTTCATATCACCTAATCCACGGTCTCCACCGTGGAGATAGTAGCAACCGCACTCTAACCAATTTTCTATACCACATACACGGCAACTAATCATTATGCACCTACCTTTTCTGTTGTTAGGTGAAACTCCGCGTCAACGAACTGATCTGCGTTATCGTCAACTAACCCTGGGTCGTCATCTATGCTTTCAGGGGTTGGTTCCCACTGAAGGAGAGCCACAATTGCGTGACCGTGGCACATATTGGGTGAGCAGTAGCAGGCTAAATCCTTGCCACGCAGAGGCACTAACCATTCAGGCTCACGCTCTAAACGCCACTTGGCGTATTGGTAGAACTTGGACACAACGGTATCTCTATCACCATCTGCACCAATGATGAAGGGATTTCCCCACACCGTTCCCCGACCGATCGCAACTGAACCAGCAGGGGCAGTACCATTAACAACACGAACTACTTTCATAACAACTCCTAAGAACACCAAACATAATTAGAATTTCTAACTACATAAACCAGACCAACACGGTTGGAATGAATTGACAAGCCAAGTCTTTCCATTGGCTTGACAAGAAGGGAGACCGTGTTAGTAGTTAGGTTTTTAATTAAGTAGTAGACACTGTGCCCCAGTATGGGCTAGGAGACTGTATGTTCTAGAACAGCCTACAGCGTACAGTCTGACTGCCAGCAGGACTGTTTCCTGTTCTATTTGACCCCCTATTGTTAAACTTTGATGCAGTATGTATGTTGTATCTCTACCTACATATTTCTGTCAGTATAGTTACAGGGGGTATATATACTGTCTGAGCAGGACTTATATAAATAGTTCTGTTAAAAGTGTTCGTTTTACCTGTTTGAACGGATTAAGTATATATAGAGAGTTAAATAGTTCAGAAGTCTTTTTAGAGCCTTCTTCACTCTGTTACAGTAATCTGTACAAACTAACTATTGTAGGCGGGACAGGTCTGCCCAGGGACGGGATACCAATGGCTGAGCATAAGGGATTTAAGAAGGGCGCGGAGCACCACCTAAACAAGGCGTTGGCTGAAACCAAGGCTTTGGTCTTAGAACGTGTGCGATCTGGGGTTAGTATCCCAGCCGCAATGGTAGCGGCAGGCAAGAAGCCAGATACCATCCGTCAGTGGATGAACCGAGACCCAGCCTTTGCGCGAGACCTTGAAGAGGCTAAAGAAGAGGGAAGCAAGTCTTCCTTTGACGCAATGGGCATCCAGAAGGAAGAGATAGAGTTCTCAGACTTCTCACAGTTATTTCTAGACCAGATGGTCTTTCCCCATCATCAAGACTGGGTTGATCTACTTGAGGGGTATGAGCCTTCGTGGTTACACCCTAGTATGATTTATGAGCCAGGGGAGTTAAACCGCCTACTGGTCAATGTGCCACCTGAGCACGCTAAGTCCACCGTCATTACGGTGAACTACTCAACTTACCGCATTGCCCTCAATCCTAACATCCGCATCATTGTGGTATCAAAGACATTGAATAAGGCGCGAGAGTTCGTATACGCTATTAAGCAACGATTGTCCCATCCACGCTGGCTAAAACTGCAGACCGCATACGGTCCAGATGGCGGCTGGAAAGGGGACGCAGATACTTGGCGCACCGATACTGTCTATCTTGGGGGCGATGCGCGTAACTCAAGTGAAAAAGACCCGACTCTCCAAGCACTAGGTATGGGCGGTCAGATTTACGGTGCCCGTGCTGACCTAATTATTCTGGACGACTGTATAACCACGGCTAACGCCCACGAGTGGGAAAAGCAGATGGACTGGTTACAGAAGGAAGTTATTACCCGTCTGGGTAAGAACGGTAAATTGCTAGTCGTAGGGACACGAATTGCAGCAAATGATTTATATAAAGAACTTCGTAATCCGAAGCATTGGTCAGGTGGCAAGACTCCGTTTACTTATATGGGGATGCCTGCTGTACTGGAGTATTCGGAAGACCCAGAAGACTGGGTTACCCTTTGGAAAGAGTCGGATGTCCCGTGGGATGGGGATGATGACACTCCTCAGGAAAACGGCTTCTACCCCAAGTGGGACGGGCAAGCCTTATTTAAGCGAAGATCGGAAGTCACGCCCTCAACTTGGGCACTTGTATATCAGCAAGAAGATATACAAGAGGACAGCATCTTCCCACCCGTGCTGGTGCAAGGGTCAACTAACGGGATGCGCAAGCGAGGTCCACTAAGACCTGGTGCTGCTGGACATCCATCACAAGTAGAACCACACATTGTAATTGGCTTTGACCCTGCTATGGCAGGTAATGCTGCATTTGTAGTTTGTACTTACAACCGTGCAGACGGCAAGATTTACATTAACGACTGTATCAATATGACGGAGCCAACTCCGCAGAAAATTAGGGCGTGCATTGAAGAACTGGTTATTAAATATAAACCACAAGAGTTCCGAGTTGAAATCAACGCCCACCAGAAAGCCTACTCCCTTGACGACGAGTTACGAAACTGGCTTGCTGGATACGGCGTACGCCTTGATGCTCACTTTACGGGCAAGAACAAGTGGGACACATCCTTCGGTGTTGCGTCAATGTCTAACCTCTTTGGCACAGTCCGCGAAGAAAAGTTTCAAAAGAACAACATTATAGAACTTCCTTCTTCCGAAGGTAGCGAAGGTATAAAGGCTCTTACCCAGCAACTGCTGACTTGGAAGCCTGAGACCAAAGGCAAGACAGATACTGTTATGGCGCTGTGGTTTGCAATTATTCGCATCCGTGAACTTATGCAGACTGGTAGTAATACATCTAGGTATCTCAATAATCGTTGGGCTACTAAAGCACAGATGAATACAAGATACTCAATTAACTTAGATGATGCCTTTGCAGATCAATGGCACGACACATACGGATAGGAACTAATATGATGAAGCCAAAGAAAAATCCTGTAACTAAACTTGTTGCTGCTGGTGCTAAGGCTGCAATTAAAGCCGTTAAGCCTACTGCTGCTAAATCTGCGGCTAAGGCAAATGCTCGCGGACTTAAGGCTGCACAGGGTAAGTCTCTTGCATCTAAAGGTTACAAGCCAGATACTGCTGGTCGCAAAGAAGTTAAGCGTTTTGCTGCACCGCTTGAAAAGGCTAATGGCAAAAAGACTGCTATGCGTATGGGCGCACAAACAATTGATATTGGTCGCTCTTCATTAAAGATTAAAGCAGCACCTAAGAATCGTGGTAAGTAAATGATTAAGCCAAAAAAGAACCCTGTAATTAAAGTTGCTGGAAAGATTGCTAAAGAGGTTACTAAGAAGGTAACTGCGCGAGCAACAAAAGACGCAAAAATTGTTTCTTCTTCTCCATATTTAAAACAAACTCCAAATATGACAATTAAACAGGCTAAGGCTATGAAACAAGGTACAAAGCAACTTTCTAAAACAACTAAAAGAATTTCAAAAGAAAGCAATAGGCGTAAAAGCGATAATTTAAGTGTTGGCGAGTTTAATGATTTTCTAAAGAAAATGGGACTAGATAAGCCAACTACTTTTCCTAGTAGCGGAAAAATGAGAGCACTTGACACTCCTTCACTTGGTGGCAAAATAAACGCTCCATCAAGTATGACTTTAAAAGATGTTAACAAAGCAAGTGCTTTTGATGATGCCCAAAAAGCCAAAGCCTATGCTGCTGCATATCGTGTAGCAAAGCGTGAAACTAAAGGTATGAAAAAGTCTATGGAATCTACTACAACTCGTAGAGTCAAAAAAGTTGCTAAAACAACCGCAGTTGCTGGTACAGCAGGCGGAGCATATGCAGCATCAAAGAAAAAGAAGTCTAAGTAATTTTTAATCAATCGTTAGGACAATAATGCTTTCTATAGAACAGGTAGCGGCAAGAGTTGACTCTTTGCGTTACCGCAATCACGAACGTGATGCGCGTAACCTAGACGTACTCGCTGTCCGTAAAGGAAACATTGCTCAGGTATATCCTAACTTCTTCCCAGAAGGTGTGGATGCAAACGTAGTAGCAAACTTTATTGATATTGTTGCACGTGATTTATCTGAAGTAATGGCTCCGCTTCCAGCGGTTAACTGTTCTGCAGCCAACCAAGTTTCTGATCGTGCTCGTAGTTTTGCTGACAAGCGTACTCGCATTGCATCTAATTATTTCCAGCACTCAGACCTAGCGGTACAGATGTACTCAGGTGCTGACTGGTATTTAACATATGGATTTGTCCCATTCATTATTGAATTGGATGATGAAGCAAGATTGCCACGTATCCGCATAGAAAATCCTATTGGGGCTTACCCAGAGTTTGATCGCTATGGACGTTGTGTGGCATTTGCTAAGCGGTACTCTATGACACTTGGTGAACTGGTATCTCAGTTCCCAGAGTATGATAGACAACTTCTTGGTTCAGATGGTTACAATCAAGACCTTAATGCACAAATTGAGATGGTTCGTTATTACGATAAAGACCAATCTATAATTTATGTACCACGCAGAAGCAACTTAGTTCTTTCTCAAGCGGCAAACCCACTTGGTAAGATGATGGTTGTTGTTGCACGCAAGCCATCTATTGATGGTGAAATGCGTGGACAGTTTGATGATGTACTTGGCATTCAATTACTACGCAACCGATTTGCATTACTTGCAATGGAAGCGGCAGAAAAGTCTGTTCAAGCACCTATTGTACTTCCACAAGATGTACAAGAACTACAACTTGGTGGAGATGCTGTCATTCGTACAGCCAACCCAGCAGGTGTGCGTCGCGTAGAACTTACTTTGCCGCAAGGCGCATTTACAGAACAGAACATTCTTAATCAAGAATTACGTGTTGGTACGCGTTATCCTGAATCTCGTACTGGAAACATAGATGCCTCTATTGTTACTGGTCAAGGCGTA